CAGCTACCGTAGTTGTTGAGATTCCCTTGATGGTCACAAAAGAAGTTTTTGCGAAATAATGCTCGCAAGACTCCATATAGAAACCACCGGCTGATACCGTAATAGCTACTGCTATAGCATCAATACCCGTACTGTCAATCTTGATGTTATACATAGCTACGTTAGCCGCTGTTACGTTAATAGTAGCGGTAGTAGCAGTGCTAAGAGCTATCTTAGGCCTATTGACCCTATTCCCAATACCTAGAATGGTCACGCCAGCTACGCCAAGAGTCAAGCTCGTAGCAGAAGTAACGGCTTCAACGTGACCGGGAAGAACTACAACTACATCTCCCTGATTTGGGTAACATTTAGCTACAGCGTAGTTGATCGTAGCAAACGGCAAACCGGGAGTTTTCCCATAGCTCGGGTCATCAACTCCGGCAGTGCCAAACTGAGTGCTGGCATTGTTATTATTTACGAAAAATACGTTCCCTTGATACAATGTAGTAGGTACATACTGGGGGAATACGTTTAATCCATAACTAGCCAGTCCAGTAAGAAAATTTGTTGCCATGTTATTCTCCTTTCTAAATGATTTTACCTAATTTCTGTTCGGGATTATATCGAGATTCCATCCCGTATTCAATTCGTTTCTTGTATAGAGTGCATCTAACAATACCTAACTTTTTCGCCACTTCATCAAGATTGCCGGTAGACTTCATGGCTTCCTCAATTGATTCTTTGGTTAATGGTTTGTGCTTTTTTCGAGACAACTTTCCATTACATTGCCTACACATTAATACACCATCTCTAATTAGATGTTCAATCGGAGAAAGTTCTTTTAAGTCTTTCCCGCATTTAGCGCATTTGTAATCGTATTGTTTTTTTACCTCGTCTCTATACTGTCGTTCAAGTGTTGTCGTACCCTGAAATAATTTGTTTGGCCTAAGATTCTGCATAGCTTCCCGTAACTTTAATCTATCTGCTAATTCTCCAGTTGACAACGGGTTGCACCCAACGTTTATTGTTCTCATAAGATATGCAGATTTTAAACCAATTTCTATTTCTTCTTTCTTAACTATGGAATGCGGCAATATATCAGTTAGAAATTGAATAATGGTTTCTCTTGCTGTGATTCTCCAATGAGAAATCGAAGATCCACTCTTTAATGACTTAGAATAAATCTGGCCTCCATATTTCTCTTTTACCATCTCAAGAACCATTGTCTTTTTCTGAGTGATTGCTACTTGCGGCCTTCCATCCTTACCAATATGGATACTTCCCTCTCCATCGAAAAAACCTGCTACATAAATTTCATTCAGCATAATAAATCTCCTTTCTTAGAGTATGACTTATTATACTGAATGGTTAGTTAGATGTCAAGAGAATATACCATATATGATTGAAAACATTTAAGTCACCGATTGACCGAATAACCACTGCCATGCCGTAAATCCTGTAGCTATTCTGAAATACACTGAATTCTTAATACTGAACGTATCGAAATCTACTTTCATATTGAATTCAGGGTCAACACGATTGATCCAGAGAAGATGCTGTTTCATTTTCTTCCTGTCAACCATATACCAGTTCTTTGTAGTATAATCGTCAAGTCTGAGCCACGGAATAACCGTAAATGCTCTTGCTGAGTTAATCTTGAACTGGCCTGTATCAGGGTCTAACTGTGATTCTGCTCCGCTACGGGGATCGTAGCCTACGCATTCACATGCCGTATCATAAAGTGAATCGGGGCAGATGATTAGATCGGGTTCCATATCAATTCTTTCCGAAATATCATTCCTGAACCGTCTCATTAAGATACGAGTGGCGTTGATTGAAGTCTTTGACATAGCCGATGTACCGGCATTGGAGAACCCTACCGAAGTCGAAGTGCCTGACTTGGTAAGATGCCCCGTTGAGCAGAGTGCAACGCCTTCTTCCGAGGTCTGGAAGTCGAATGCTGCCGAGAACGCATTGTAGAACGGTCTTGCAGCGTACTTCTCCTGAACACGGATAGCGGAAGTCGTGAGCATACCTACACGATTATCCATGACGGAATATTTCTTGTCGTCAAGGAGCTTCCTCTCAAACATAAGACCTCCGGCAAATTCTTTCGGCTCGATCTTGTTGTAATAGCCGGGGGCAACTGACAGATATGACAATTTCCCGGTAAACTCCGGTATGTCGGGAATAGTGCCAATTTCGAAGAATTCCTCAAACGCTGAATCTGTCTTGAGAATATTGTAGAAATTCTCTTTCATCGTAGGAATTTCAGCGAATTTATCTTGAAATACCTTGCGCAGCCTTTTATCCAGTAATCTGGTAAATTGCGCACTGTTGATTGGGTTTGCTGACATTGATTAATTTTCTCCTTTCTCTAAAATTTACACTTATGCTCTGGCTGCGCAGAAATGATCGCCTTCAAACCTGAATTCTGCGTACTCTTGACCAGCAACGGCCAAGTTGAGCCTGTAAATGAATATCCCAAAACGAGCAGTACCGATAACCACGGGAGCCAGTGAAGAGTCAAGGAATAGTCCGGGGCCTTGAATCTGAACCGTGCTCCATCCCTGCTTCATGGGAACCCAGATGAATGTATCGCCAATAGCTCCATTGTACGGAAATGCCGTAGTAACTGATGGCCCTGTATTGGAAGTAGCCTTTCCTACCCGGTACATACCTGCGTTCACCCCTGTTCTACAATAGATCGTAGTCATGTTGAGAACGCCAGCGGACATATCGGCAGCGTTGGTAGTAATAGCTGTTACCGCACCGTCTGTCATGGCCGTTGTTGCTGTCAAAACCGTTGAGGCTACCCCATAGGTTGCATTGTAAATCGGGGCCTTAATGACCGATTGGGGCGTGATCTCCGTGATTTCCACCAACATCTGAGGGTCGCCTTTAATATACATCCCTTCCGCTCCGGTTTTTTCCGTAGCCAACTGAAGGGCTTGAGTGACTTGTGAACCAGTTATATACTGTAATGTCGTAGTTGGGTCGTATACTGGATTTCTAACGTTAAAAGCACTTACGACGCCAAGAGGAACCTGGTAGTTCGTAAGGTCAAATGCGCCAGCTGCAACCGCTAACGGCACAACCGCACCATTACAGTTCGCTTTCGAAGCGGCGATACAAGAAACCAGTTGTCCCATATAATATGTTGACGAACCGTCAGTAGCCGCCCAAAAAGTCCTGCCTTTACCTTCTATAACGTGCATGATTCTTTCTCCTTTCTTTAAAAATTAAACTTACGCCCTCGCTTCGCAGAAATGGTCAAAACCAAACCTGAATTCAGCGTATTCCAAATTGGGGAATTGTAAATTCACCTTGTAACAAATTACGTTGAATAGGGTTGTTCCTGCTGCTACGGGGCCTTTGGAACAATCAAAGAACAATCCCGGCCCTGCAATATAGACCGTAGAATTTCCTTGCTTGAATGGAACTCTTACGAATGTATCGCCAATCGCTCCGTTATACGGGAACGCCGTAGTAACTGACGGCCCTGTAGTTGAGGTGTCCTTACTGACACGATAGATACCTGCGTTTACTCCTGTTCTGCAATACACCGTTCCCATATTGAGAACATTCGTAAAATCGCACGCATTGGTCGTAATTGCCGTTACTGCTCCGTCCGTCATAGCGGTTGTTGCCGTAAGCAACGTAGGGGCTATGCCGTAAGTAGTATTGTATATCGGAGTACGAATGACCGTATGAGGAAGAATCTCGGTGATTTGCACTAAGAGTTGTACATCTCCCTTTACATACATTCCTTCGTTGCCTGTCTGTTCAACTGCCAACTGGTTCGCCTGAGTGACTACGCCTGTCTGCTTCTGAAGTCCAGTCGTAGCATCATAAGATGGATACCTGACATTGAACCCGCCTACTATGCCAAGCGGTATCTGCATATTCGTATTGTCAAAAGCCCCTGCTGGTACAGCAAGTGGTTTAACTGTGCCGTTAATATTCGTAGCACTTGCTCCCATAAGGGTAACTATTTGACCCATATAGTAAGCAGATGAACCATCGGTAGCTGCCCAAAAGGTTCTACCTGCGCCTTCTATTACTTGCATATCTTTCCTCCTTTCTTCTCGGAGTTATTTCTTTTTCCCCTTTTTCTTCTTGGGGACTGCTGCATCGTACATAGCGTTTTTATCGCACATTATTCCAACTCCTTTGCTATTTGCTCATCGGTATAGCCTGATTTCCTCAAGTATGCAACGTAGTCTTTGGCAGCATCGTCAAGTGCGGGTAGTGTTACCACTTTGGTAGCCGTACGTGTCGAGCTTGCCGCTGGCTGCACAGGTGAATCATCAGACGTATTCCGTTTTGGCAATTTCGCCTGTGGCATAGACTTTGTTTCCATGAGCGACGCTTTAGCTTCGGCGTAATTAACTCTCGCATCCCCGAACGCACTATCTGACCACTTCTTGTTGAAGTTCTTTATCATGTGGTCAACAACTTCTTCGTGGAATTCGATCTTCGCTTTATCTCCACCGTAGCTTTTCTCTATTGAGTCAAGCATCTTGATGTAATCTCTCTCGTATCGCTCCTGTGCCTGTTGTGCTTTCTGCTTCCTGTCCTCAATGACCCTATCAACGTCTTGAGGGGTAGAAATCACTTCAGGTAAATCTGAGTCTGTGCTTGCTTGCTTTTGACTCCGATCGTTTAAGGTGGATTCAAGTTGAGCAAGCCGGTCTTTAAGCCCTTTGTTCTGCCGGCCTAATTTAGACCGTTCCTGCTGGGCGATTCGTTCCTTCTCTTCGGGTGATAACTCGGTAGGCTGTTCGGTTTTTGTTACGTCAGCGACTTTGGTATCCGCCGTTTCTAAAGGTTTCTCGTCCTTCTTTGTTTCTACTTTCTTCGGTTCAACTATGACAACTTCATCACTCTCAACTGCGTTCCATGCTGCCGAAAGGTCGTCATCGGCCACTACAGTTTCGGTAGTAGCGGTTTTACCTGTAGGCTCTTCCATTCTATTCTCCTTTTATATAGATTTTGTAATTTGAGTAACGAGTCTTTCTTTCGTCGCTATTAATAGTGCTATTTTCTCAATCCTCTTTTTAACAGCCCTGAAATCAGCCATCTCGTCTTGTGTTATTGTGCCGTTCCATAATTTATCTCCCAAATCCCGTAATTCAATTACGTCCATTTTTAAAAGATTTTGTCCATCTTCAGTATTCCACGCAGAGAGGAATCCAGCAATCTTTCCTAACTGCCTCATGGTAAATTCCCCTCGTCTCCCTACGGTCTTTAAGTATCTATTGACATCCGCTAATGAGACTTCCTGTGTTTCTATCATTTTATTTGCCCCCGTATGTCTCCCGCTACCTGACGAGTGGTTTTTTCCTGATTTGACATAGGAACATTATTTTGATTTGATACCGGCGGTGATTCGCCGTCCTTTACCTGTTCACCTGTTTTCTCATCTCTCGGTTTCGCTTTCCCCAACTTCTCTATCATCCCGGCTATCTGATTATATTCATCTCCCTGGAGTTCAAGCTGTCTCTGAACGCAATGAGTAATCACAGGGACTAGTTCAGGGAGCATCTTGACCATTCCCGAAAGCCTCCCTATGGTCTGATCGTATAATTGAATCTTCTTTTCCTTTTTAAACTCGCTTTCGATATTAGACGTCACTGGCGTATAGGTATAATCCTCATTAGCGTCAAAGTGCTGAGCGTCATCTCCAAGCATCTTTCGAATGGTATCATTATGGGCGAATCTATACGTCATCTGAAGTATCATCCAGTAAAATTCCTGTAAGAACATATATTCAAAAGTTAGTGATTTATAATTCTGCCGGGCGTTTGTCCTCGTTTCCGAACCGGCAATAGCCGTAGCGGTCGTTGAAGTCTTGTCCGGCAACGCTCCCATAGTAGTAGGATACGTAGCGGAGACTTGCTCTGAATATCCCTTTAACATGTTCCCGACGTTCAATGAACCCTGAATATCATCGCTGATCTTTATTTCCTTTAAATCGGTATTAATATCATTTACTTCAATAACGTGTTCAGGTTCGAAGTAAACCGTTGAATTATCATCTAATGCGTTCTTGTTCCCTATTAACGTAGGCAGAGTCGCTAATTTAACCCTGTCCATACCCATATTAAAAGTATCGTCCAATGCTACTTGCAACGGGTGGAGATACTTACCATCGGAGAGTCCCGTATCTTTTGTCGGGTGGACGTAGCACCAACCTCTTGCGATAGGCTTATAAGGCTTGTTCTGAGCGTCAATAAACGGCGTTGGAACAAACCTAATCATGATCTTCTGAGAACCTATTATCACGAACGTAATTATCATCTCTACGAGTTCCGCATCGTCTTTCGGAAGCCCGCCTTCATCTATTCCCGGAGTGACTCGTTTCGGATTATCGTTGGAATCACGTTCTTGTACTATCGCCCAGAACTTCCCGTACCTATCTAAAATATCGAAGTACGAAACGGGTGTTTTGGGAATCTCCCCATCTTCTCCTTTGGCATACGTATCTTTTGCCGTTTCGGTCTTTTTGGGTGTCCCCTGTAATGCCTCTTTAACCTTATCAAGATTGAAATACTTATTTTTAACTTCATCTCTTTTTAAATCAGAATATGATGCCTCGCTCCTGATCGTTATCCAATCCTTCTGTTGAGCGGTATAACAGTATTTAGAATCGGTATAGACGTTCCTCGGTTCAATGACTTCGAAATTAAAGTGGTCGGTAATCGGTCTTTTGATCTGTACTTTTTTAGGTACGTTTCTCACAGTTGGCTTCTGAATCATAGCCCCTGTCTGCGGGTCTGGTACATTCATCATAGACGGAGTAGCAATTTGAATAGTTATCTCTTCCGTCTTTAACTCCTGCTCCCACCATCCCAAGATATAACATCTGCCCATTAAGAAATTAATAAGCCGAAGTCTGATATATTTCGGGTAATAATAAATATCCCTGTCATTCAGGGTTTGATTAATGCACTTCTTGGCTGACTTGGCTTTGAGGAAATCATCAGGAGCTTCGCCGTCTAATTTTACTTCGCAGAAATCCCTCGTCTGGAACATGATAGAAGCCCATGAAGAAGCATCAGTCTGAGCTATCGAAACTAATTGCGGAAGAGAGTAATCCGACATCCATTCATAGTCTTTCTCATTCCGTTTCCCTTCAAGAATATCAATAAGAGCGTCAAACTCAAGATTTTCGTCTGACTTCATCGAAGCTGAATTTTTATATTCGCTGTCTACGACAATAGTCCCGATTAGGTCTTGTACCTGTTCATCTGGAGTCTTGGACTTTTTTTCTTTTTTTGGTCTAGCCATTCTTTCCTCTTGACATTATTACTAATTATCACTATAATTATAATTAGGAGGTAGTACTATGCCAACTATTACTATTTATATACCAAAAGATGTTTCCAAATTTATCGGATTAAACCCAACATTCAACCGGTCTGCCGCATTTACCAAACTTGTCCGCAGGTTAATTAAAAAGTCGGAGGTTAAATCATGCGAACAATCCCGCTGACAAAAGGACTCTTTGCTCTCGTTGACGATGAAGATTTTCAAATAATTAATATGTATAAGTGGTATGCCCAAGGACAAAAGAAAAGCAATACTAATTATGCTTGCCGATGTGAACTGGTAAGTTGGAAGCCAAAAAAGAAAAAATACTATTACATGCACAGGGAAATATTGGGGATACATGATAAAAAAATTCACGTAGATCATAAAGACCATAATGGCCTTAATAACCAAAAAACGAACATTCGTTCTTGTGATAGATTCCAAAACCAAAGAAATAGAAAACGCTCCAATGGCGGTAGCTCTCAATATAAGGGAGTGTATTATAGAAAAGACAGACATTGTTGGTCTGCACAGATTCGTATTAATGGAATTATTCATTGTTTGGGCCATTTCTCTAAAGAACAAGACGCCGCATTTGCTTACGATAATATGGCTAAAATTCATCATGGAGAATTTGCTCATTTAAACCTACCTGTAGTTTTTGCATCCGCAAGCGGCGCACCCTGATACTGCTTCTGCCGTTATTTGATGATACTCAACGAAATCAGGATTAGTATTGAGTAATACGCATTTACCCGAAGTACCAATATTCAAGCTTATTAACGTAGTACCTACGTAATCATTAGGAGTTGAATTCATCTTGTCATACGTTATTAAATTCGGCATTTGGGAAAAGGTGTACACAATTCCCTCGCCATCTCCTAATGGAGCGGCATTAATATTATTTTGAAATCCGCAGTACCAACACCTGTACCATTGACCATCATCATCACCAGAACCTTCAGCCCTGATAGACCTCTTTAGTCTGCCTACTTGTTTCTGGCTGATTTCATTATATTTACTATAACGAGACAATTATTACTCCTATTGTTTCTTTAAGAAGAAAGCGTAAAGTTCAATATTTGCGTACGTCGGTTGAGTACCGCTATACGTAGCTCCAACCGCCAAACTGAGCGTTAATGTACCGCTTACCGTAACTTGGATAACCCTGCTAAACCAATGCTCGGGAGTTAAAGAATAAGCACTGTGTGGTAAAGCTACTATGTCTGCCGCTGATGTTCGGTCTTTCCCGCAATTAATTGTGCAATTTCCGGTGTTAGTAATAATTGCCTGAGTGTAACCAAAAGTATCTGATCCGAAGGAATAGGTATATCCACCCTCAACATAAACCCTGTCTCCCGCAGTCACACTCCCTAGCGAAAGAACTACGGGTGAACTTCCTGAAGTGTTGCTTACCTCTCCTGTCATGGGGAGATTCCCTGAATTCGTAGGGCTTGGATACCACTTACCAATATTACTATCATACTCAAAAATAATATTCTGACTTACTATTGCTTGCCCTGCTAATGCTATATTTCCACCAGCCGTCCATGTAAATAATCCATCTGGTATTACGGTAATCTTTCCGTTAAATCCGGCATAGGGAAGATTAATAGTTGAAATCGCCAATGCTCCGGTAATATGAAATTCAGACCCTGTTGGAGTAATCGTTCCCGCTGAAGCTACATTCGCACCAAGAGAGTCATATACATATCCGCCACGAATGGGAGTCCCGGCAATAGTAACCGCACCACCACCCGTATAAGGGGAAATTGTATTCGTTGATGTCGTTCCCGATACGTTATCATTCGTTACGTTCTCGGTAGTAGAGTTTATGGTAGTAGCGTTTATCGTCGTAACAGTTCCAGTTGAAGAAACATTGAGAGTGCCGGTAGTAGAAACTCCATCGTACCAAATGTCCCAAATGACTAAAGGCGTAATCCCGAATATTACATCAACACCCTTTGTATAACTTGAGAATACTCTATACTGACCTGCTTGAAAGCCTCCATTGAATGTTAAATTACCGCTCCCCTTGACATACCGTACTCCGCTTGGAATTGACATAAAGAAAGCAGTCGTCTTACCACCCGTAATAGTATAGTTCCCCATTACAGGATTAGCGAATACGTCAATATTATCTAATGTGTAAGATTGACCGGCAAAGGTAGTAGCAGTAGCGACGTATTTAAAGCACTGAGACGTACCATAGTCAAAAGCATCACAATAAAATGAGAATGAACCATTGGCTGCTGTGGTCACTACGCTTCCGGTAATAGGAGTAGCAGAAGAAACAGAACTGTAAATATTTGCGAGAGATGTCGTTCCAGCTAAATAGACTGTAACTATACCACCAGAGATTATCACTCCGTTTCCATCTCTTAAAACGTCTTGAAAAAATCCACGCATTATGTACTCCTATGCAATTCGAGTTGCCGTTAAGTACGATCCGATATAGACCGTAGCGGTTCCCGCTGTCGGCTTCAAGAACTGAATTGTCAAGTTTCCCGTTGTCGTTGTTGATACCGCTTGCCCGCAAATAAGTATCCCGCCTGTCTGCGCATTGCTTGTCATAAATGATGCCGTTGCGGTATTGAGTGCGCTTATCACGACGCTTTGAGCGGTAGCTGTCGTTAATGCACCTGAACATTGGGCTACTACCGAACCACCACCTGCGGAATATTGTACTCCGAACTGAATACCATTCGTATCGGCAGAAGTAAGGCACATAAGGACAGCCGTAAAGGTATACGTTCCAACCGCTACAAGCGGAAGCGTAAGCCCTGTGATATTCGCAAGTGTTTGAGCGGTTGTCGTAGCGTTAGAACCTGATACAAATACCGTAGGAGATAAAAGGGCTATCGCCTGTATTTGGCTCATAGCAACGGGAACAGCCGCCGAACCCGTAATATTCCCCAGGATAGAGTACGCAGCTTGAGAAGCATAGCCGCCTATAGTGCCGTCAATTCCTTGACTTGCCATCGTTGTCATAATGATTCTCCTTATTCGTAAAAGAGAGAGTATTTAATTACCGTTCCATTCGCAGCTGCGGCATTGATGATCTTAAAGTTCTTAATATTATTAAATCCGGCCACTACATACGATTGTCCTGAAGTAATAGTATGACCGTCGCTCGTACCGGCAGTAAGTGTTGGAGAAGTGCCGTCTAGCGTAAACGCCGCACTTGCCACTTCACACGTTATAAGAGCCGCTACGGGTGCGCTATACGTTCTGATGGGCATGGGAGCTTGAACGGTAACAACTGTTCCAGAAGCCTTACTGCCTGTCCACGTTTCACCGGCAGCTGTTGGAGTCCCTTTCGGTATCTGCATAAAGAGAATCCCGTATTGAGTTGTCGCTCCAATCGTACCACCTTCAACCGCTACTCCAACTACAACCGCTGTCGCAGTAGAAGTACCGCCGGTAATCGTTTCGCCTTGAACTAACTGCGCAGTAGTACCTGCGGTAAATTTTACATAGTGAGTAGCTGTTTGAGGTATCGTAAGCAGTAACGGGTCAAATTGAGTTATGGTGGTAATATTGGTTATATTTCCCCATCTTCCTGAAAATCCGCATTCTCCATTAAGAGGATAGACTATCATAATATTTTCTCCTTACATTAAAGTATGTTCATTACGGCACATAGCGGAGAGGAAGCACCGTGTATGTGCAGTCTGAATAATTTACAAGCGTAGTCGCCGTATCAGTCCATTTAACTGTCAATCTGAATAATTTAGCTACGTTCCCCGTTAATTGATTTTCCGTTCCGGGAATAGTTATTGTCGGTGGAGTGAACGCTGTTCCGTCGGGGATTATATTCGTCCCGTCATTATCGTTATCAAGTCGGTAAGATGTTGCCGTTGGAGTCGCTGCCCCTCCCGTTACCGTCGTGAAAGTACATGTAATGATGCACCCTGAATATTCATTTATCGTTCCCAAATCAACTGACATAAGACTCCTACGGTCTGGTCATCGTAAATCCCGATTGTAATTCTTCTATCGAAAAAGCAACTTCCGGTCTTGTAAGTATGAATCCAAGTTCTGTCATAGTAGTTAAAAAAGCAACTTCCGGTGCGGTAAGAATAAATCCCGATGCCAACTGACTCATGGAAAAAAATACTAATGCCGCATCGGTAGAAGAAACTCCGCCGCCGCTTCCCGTATCTCCTAAGATTACATTTCCTAATATTCCATCGCCTAATGCCATGCGTTATCACACGAAAGGATCGAGGTACCCAATCCTGTTTGCCGTAGCTACCGGAAGATTATTTAACGCATTTGATAAATCCTGAAATACTCCAAGTGCGTACTTAACAGCAGTCAAATCAACTTCAGTCCATCCAGCCGCTACTATTTGAGGAAGTGCTAATATCTGTGGGTCTGTAAGTCCGTATATCATAGCGTTAAACTTCGTAGCCCATACTACTCCCTGATTAATATCATTAATGATATTTGAAGCACTATTACTTACATTCAACATCCACTGATTTCCTGTGATTTGATTACTGTACATTGTATTCTCCTTAATTCAAAGTATATAAACTTAAATATCCCGAGATCGTTCCTGCGCTTGTCGATATCGTTATTGATGATAAGTTGGAACCGCCAACATATTTTCCGCCACCCCACACATTACCAAACACTCCACCGTTTGTCTCGTTACCTTGCCAATGAATATTTACTGATGTATTTGTTCCGTAATATGTTGTAAAGAATATTTCCCTCTCAAAGCAAGTAGACCCATCCGGGTTGCCAGCTCTTATAAAAGCAACTGAACCTCCACCAGCATTTGCGCCTAATGCTCCGCCGATAGCGTAGCCAGACTGCCAACTATAGTTACTGCCCGTATCTCCGTTAAAATTTATTTCTAAGTATCCCTGCGAAGTATTCTGGAGAAGATTCAGAACCAGCTTATATCGTATCCCGGGTGAAAGAGTCCATGAGCAGAGATAGGAAGATTGATTAACGGGATTTAACGTGCTTATTGCCGTCATGCCCCCTGCTCCGCCTACAGCTACGCCGCCTACATAGACATTCGTAGCATTTATTGTTCCTCCGCCTTTTGCTCCGCCTGAAACTCCATTTGCGGCGTATCCGCTTGAAGTTATCGTTGCGGCATCGGGAAGTGTAACTGTCCCGGTAAATGTCGGAGAAGCAGCCGGAGCAGCACCCAACGCCGTAAGTGCCAGTGGAGCAGTGATGGCATTTGTCCCGCCATTCGCAATCGGCAAAACACCCGAAACTCCTGTTGTGAGACTTACGGGAAGTGATGGAATATTCGTCTTTATTTCCGTCAGCATCCCGGCAGTTAAGACTCCGGCGATATTGTCCCCGGCGTTCCAATTCTGCGCAGTCGTTCCTTCTAACGCTCTCGCATAGATTGAATACGTAGTCCCCGAATTAAACGTCAGTTGCATAATTTCTTTCTTCGGAGATAGTGATGCGCTGGCGTACAGAGATGAATACACAACGACGGTAGAGATGCCTGTTGGGAATACAGTCGCCGTCCATCCGAACGTCACCGTAAGGGAAGCTCCTATAGAGGATAATGGAGATGTTAAAGTACCAAAGCCGAAGTTACCGTATGTATTTAATATCGTCATGTTCTACCGTATTGAAGTGCCGTATGTCTAGGAGGAGCATTACTGATTACTCTTGGTCTAAAAGCCGGTTCTTTCATAATAGCTTCAATGACCATTGGGATATGCGAATATCTCTGCATAGGGGTTTCTTTAATTTCTTTCGTCTCTAACTTCTCCCTGTTCGTCCATTCTTCCAATCGCCAGTTTTTCAGATAATCAATCGTAACTTTGCAGTGAGGCAGTATCCAGAGGGTAGGGAGATAGGTTTCTCTTCCCATTTCCACTCGTCTATTATTAAACGGCCTTCCGCACAGTCTGGAGTTCTTGAGACGTTTTTTGATTTCTTCCCTGCCTCTGGTAGACTTGGTGTCCCATGAAGTCCAGTATCCTCCCGTTCCGATCCCTTCTCTCTTAAATTCGCTGAAAAGGGTGTTGAGGTCATCCACTGTGGTCAGGCCGGTGTTCCCTTGAGTAGTCTCCGCCAACGGGTCTATCTTACTTAAAATATATTTATAGTCCTTACATACGCTGGCTATTTCCTGCGCTATCTGGGCGTTTACGTATCTCTCAGGGCTTTTAATTACTTCGGCATAGATAAAGCATTCGTTATGAGGACTTAACGCCATTGCCACGAAGTGCCAGTCTACATGGGGATGATAGTCAATGCCTCTAAAGTGCGCCCACTCATGAGGCACTCCCTTTTCTTCAAAGATCTTTCCTATATGTTCTCCCGCATGAATTCCCTGGTCGAAGTCTTTAAATATCCTTCCTGATACCTGCCTGAAAATTCCGAATCTTCTTACATCTTCCGATTCCTCATCTAAAATCCCTAAATTACTTTTTATGTATTCGTCTTTCGTGATTATATGTTTTTTGAATTCGCCGAGGCTTTTATATACCGGATGCTTTCCAAGTCTTACGAGTTTTTCTTCATCTTGATTTTTCTTAAACACAAGCTCGTCATAATATGGGTTATCATCCGTCGCCGCCATAAGGACGCAAATATCAGAATCCACGCCGGTATTCTGAATTTCGGGAAAGTCCTCATTGAACCTCTTTTTATATCTCTCTCTGACTAATGGAGTCCTGTAAATAGTTCGTGCGCCTTCATAGAGATGTTCGAATTGCCATGTAACTTGTCCCAATGCTGGAGTCATGCCGATTACGAAGTCTCCATCTGAAGCTAACAACCGGGGGAGTTGTTCTTCAAAGAAACTTCTCGGGCAATTTTCATCTATATAGCAACTCTGTCGTTGCACTCCAGCTTGGGACTGTAATTCCTGACCATAGCTAACGAATTCCACGTAGAAATCCGGGCCTCCCTGACATGGGTCTGCAATGGTCATTATGGGGCTTCTTTGTGTAATGTCCTTCTTGATGAGCCTTTTGGGTATCATGGACTTTAATACCGGATAGATCGTATTTCGATTGGCTTGACTTGATTCCGGGTCGTTGGGGAGTGTTTCCGAGCAGAACCGATACGTCCTGATTCTCGTATCCGGCCTTAGATTCTTCGATTCCACCGGATGAATTCCCATGAACCGTGCTATGTACGATTTCATGATATTGACGTTCTTGCCCCATTGGTTTCCCGTAAAGAGGACTATGATTTTTTCCGGGCGTTTCATGAACTCTACGAATAGGGGAGTCGTTAATATCCTGAATAGTTCTGACCATTCCTCTCCATTTTGAAGTTCTGATTCATAGCTCATCTATAGCTCAATTTAGACCATTCGGACTTCTTGGGTTTCTTCTTCTTCTTAACTTCACCTTTGACCCATTTCCCACTTTTTGTCTTGGCTAAATGGATATACTTGCCACCAGGGAGCTTCTTAGTAACTACTTTGGCTCCTGATTTAACTGCTCTTTCAAAATCAGCTGGCATACTACCTTGAATCCCACGCCAGCTTCCAGTTAGATGGTTTATTCGCCTTGACCTTCCTGATTGGGCTTCCCACCGACTTAAAATCGCCTTGATGGGATTTCATTTCCCTGACGTTATGAGGGCCTTTATTCCCTCTTTTCGCCAACGCCATCATTTTCGGCATAGACTTGCCATACCGGAGCTTTCCGCCCTGGCCGCCGGTATTGGCCTTCTTCGCCATTGACTTGCCCTTAATATTTACTCCGCCCTTTTTACCAGATAGCTTCTTTATTGCCGCCATACAATCCTCCTGATTATTCTTTATCGTTAATCATTCCTATACACTTGCATAGTAAGACCTTATTTTCAGTCTTACTCTTAACTGTACCCGTAGTCCCCGTACCATGACAATGACGGCAACTATACTTGGCGTATAATGGAGTCTCAATATCTCCATGCTTCTCTTTAAACTTAGTCAGGCTATACTTCATTCCATGTCCTTACTATAATCCCATTGTTCCCAATCAACGCTTAAATCGCCGCCAATCCTTCTTACCACATCTCCCTTATACTCAAATAAACCCTTGTCCGTCATAAAGAACAAACTCTCATCACCAAGAGTCTCCATCATACGGCCTTCTCCAATTGCTCAGCTTTCCTATCCTCTTCTATAAGCTCTTTTGTTTCATCGGTCAATTTAATCAAATCGCTCTTTATCAAGGCTCGGGCAGCGGACATAGAAAAAAGGTGCATCCTCTCTACCACCCTCTCTTCGTACATATCTTCCGGCTTAAAAACAACACTGGCATTCCACCGCTTCTCACCGCACTTCATGTCAATAGTTACAGTTAGCGGTTCCATCAGCAACGACCCTCCCGACCCTGAATTACCACCGACTCCCCCAACAACGGACTGAACCAATACCGCCTCCCCATAGGATCAATTACCAAATACGGCAAACAATCCTCATCCCTCAAATAACTCGTACCAGCCATCTCGGAAATAATCGAATCATCAGCCAAAGAGTCTATCTCAATAACGTTAAACAAAAGTAAAACCCCGCATTTTCGGAGACTCAATTCAATTAATTCAACTACTTATAAAATAGCTCTCATGATACTCATACTTCCAACTACTAAGCAATATCAACTACTTACATACATCATTACAGAGTACTCAATAATACCGAGAAAACACTTTTACCTAACTTAATTACATAATAAATGGGTTTATAGACCTATGTGATGATGACAAAGATGTTATGGCTACCCCACCCGGGTAGGGCAATCCGCTCCAGCCCCCCCCCTATGCTACCAGTCGCTGCACCATCTTATCATTACTACATACTTACTTGACAAGTAAATATCTGATAAGTAGTCTTATGACAATTCATCACCATCATCCAG